ATTATAATATAGTTATATTATAAATTATAATAATACTGAATACATCATTGCTTTTTTATCTAATACAGCGAAACCAATTTCCTCATAAGCGATAACACCTGCACGAAGACGATTGATTGCATCTGGCTTGTCAAAAGAAGTAATGTTTGTACGAATTGGCATTACACCAAATTTAGAAGTATCAAATAAGAATATCTCTTTATCACCTAAAGTGCGTAATTCGTGTAAGCGAACATCCCAGATTGAATTTAATCCACCTGCTTGGAAGATTTCTCTTTGAGTAACAGGGTCAATACTAGTATTCGCCCAATTACGGATTTCTTTTGCACAACGAGGTGATACATATACATCAGTTGGCTCATAACCATAAACTGCACGCATTTCTGTAATCATGTCATTGAATACTGTTTTAGAAAGTTTATTATCAGTTGCAGTGAAAGTGTTTCCTGCATAAATAGCACCACGAATTGTAGCCCAACCAGATAACTCTTCTGCACGAATGAATGACTCTGCTAATTTTTCTAATGCACGCTCAACGATATTGAAACGACCATCACGAACAAATGTAAGTTTCCACTCTACTGAGTTAGATACTTCAAATGTTGGAACGATAACGCTGTCTCCAACTACTAGGTTTTGAGGTACTGCACCTAATCGTGGCATTACAACAGCAGTCTCAATATCATTTAAGTCTACTGGATACTCTGCAAGTGCTCCCGCAGGTAATTCGTCTACATAGAAAATGTCACGAACACTTGTTTGTGGAGCAACATTCTTTAAGATTGGTAACGACAAGCTAGAAGCGAATGCTACACGAATCTCAGCATCATCTGCTGTTGCTTTAAAATCTTCAATAAATTTGTTTAAATCTTGTCCTGCTAAAGCTTTATTTTCTTCATTGTTATATGCTAAAGAAATTTTGTACATGAATTTTTCCCTCCATCTCTCAATTAATTAATTATAGGTTAGCACCTAAACGGATACGAACTTGAGTTCCTGCGTTACCTGCTGTTTCAGCAACTGCAACTACTGCACCAGTACCTGCTGTTTTTGTAAACTTACCACCTGCACCACAGTATAATTTGTCACCAACAACAACATTGTCTAAAATTTGGTCAGTGTAGTATAAGCCAGTACCGAAGTACACACCCACTTTTTCTCCAACTTTAGCTTTTGCTGTTACAGATGTTAATTTGTAGTCATCAGTACCAACTGCAACTACATCTTGAGCTACGATACCGTAAGCTGTATCATTAGCACCAGTTACTACAACAGTATCAACAGCACCTGCTTTTAACTTAACTAATTGTCCTGCTACCATAGGAGCATCTGCTTTTAAAAATGCTGATAAATTACCTTCGTAAATTGCTTTTAACATTGTGTATTTCCTCCCTCAAAAATTATTTTCTCAAGTGTCCAAATGGCACATGATTTTTAACTTCTGTTTCCATATTTAGTGAAGCAACAGATTTGTCTTCAATTTCCACTTCAACTTCTTCAACGCTAGAAGCTACTGGTGTTACTAACTCAGCCAATAAAGATTTATAATCTTCAAAGTCTTCATCAGACATTGCAGAGATTTTCGCTTGTTCTTTTGACAATCTTTCTTCTGAGAAGCTTACGCCTAACTCATCTAAAGAAGCCATACGAGTAGCTAATTTTTCTGCTTTCTCTAACTCTTCTGCTTTAGCAACAAAATCGCCTAACTTTTCAGATAAAGAAGTGATTTCACTATCCTTAGCTTCTAACTGTTCCTTAAATAATGCGATTTGCTTATTTAACTCTTCGATTGAAGCCTTTGCTTCGTTAAGTTCTTCGTTTACAACCTCTTCAACTGCAACTTCTTCTGCAACAACAGGCTCAGTTTTTACTTCCTCTTGTTCGTTTGCTTTCGCAATTTCAGTTTCGTTTTCTAAAACATTTTCTTTGTTAGCATCCATTTCTGAATCGCTCCTTTCATCATCGTTACTAGCTTCGATATACATTACCTTTACCTTGCTAATTGATTCCATATCTAGCTGAACTACATCGCCATCAACAGAGTAGTTGATTCGGTATAGCGAACTAAATGAAGCATTCTCATTAGTATCAATACCTTCGATTTCAGCTATAATATAATTATCATATATATCTTTAATGTAATAATGAACATAGGTATCATCATTACTGTTAAAGTACTTCCATAGTATTTCATCAATTCTTGATAGGATAGATTTGTAACCAATATCTTTTGAAGCTAATGCTTTGCCATATAAGTATTCAGTGCTTACACTAGCAACTGTATCTAGCAAGCTCTCTAGCTCAGAACCTATCTCAGAAACTAAAGATTCTTTATTAATCTCTTCGGCTTGGAACTTAGCAACTATCTTAGTCTTAGAGTCATCCATAGCCTTTACAATTTTAGCAACTGTAATAGCATGTTCAGCTCTTTCTTTCTCGTCACTAGCAATTGCTGTATTGTCACTAGTGTCAATTGGTGCTTCCTCATCTTTTTTCTTAGCAACTGCCAAGAAAACAGCTTCTTTGTCAGCAGGGTTTTTAACAACCCCAACACCACCAAAGATTACATCTGTGAAAATACGATATACTTTTTGACCCATATATTCTCTGCCTACATAAGAATCTAAGTTTAGTACTTGTGCAGATTCAGAGTCATATAGATTATCTCCATATTTGTAAGAAGCATCTTTGTAATAACATTCCATAGACAGTCTTAGCTCACCAGTTGAAGCTTTTGTCTTAACCTCTTCTGCCAGTTCTGGGTAAATGAATTTCCAAATGACACCTATTGCTTCAATATATCCACGACCATTTGGGTCTTCCTTGTACTGACTTTCTAAGATAGTACCAATCATCGGTTGACCATGTTCCCAATTTACTGGTTTGTGCCTAGGAGTATATTGTGCTTTTGCTAGAACTTCATTTGTGAAAGTGTCACCATTACCATTAGCTCCTTCATGAGCCATGATGAATCGTATGTACATCAAATCTGGGTCTAATTGAGGAATCTCATCTTGGTATCCTGCTAAGGATTTCTTTACATCCTCAAAGGTAAGATGTTCAACTTTATCAATTCCAATAGACAATGATTTATCCAATTTTTTCACCACCTTAAATAAACTCTACTGTACAGCGACAGTTTGGGTGAGTCCTTGGAGGAACTTCTGTTATCTTGAAGACTTGTCCATGAAGACCTGCACACACACCACATGTTTTTTCATCAAGGTTAGAAACCCATCTTGCAGATGTGAAGCCTTGCTCACTTCCAACTCCAATATCCATTGTCCTTCTAGACTCGAATGCGTTTTCAGTCGCCATCATCTTTACTCTATATTTGTTTGATGAGAATACTTGACTGATTGAATCGACTAAATTTTCAGTTGTAGTGTTAGCACTAAGCTTTTCTGCAATATCAAACGACAATTTATCAACATAAGAATTTGCAGTCAAAATTCTGTTTTTCTTAGACTCTTGTAAACTGTTAGAGAAATTAGCATCTAATCTTGTTACTTCATTTTGGCAAATAGAATCAATGAATTGCTCATTAATTTGTTTTAATGAAGCCAAGAAGCCAATTACTGAACCGAATAGAAAAGCCTTGTCTAAACTATCATTATTTGACACTAGCTCTTGAAAATTTTGTTGAATGGTTTCATAGGCATTTAATAACTCAAACTCATATTCTTCGTCTAGATTATTAGAATATGCCATTGCATAGCCTGCTTTGGCTTTTGGAGCATTTCCAGAGTTTTGTTCTGGTGATGTAGTCCTTTTCTTGTAGCCATTTGGATTCTGTCCAGTAGGTTTTCCATTATTAGGAGCAGTATTTCCACCTTGGAATGGTTGCTCTGGTGGCATAAAGTATTTATGGTTAGCTTGGTTTCTCTTTTTAGTCTCAAGGATACTTTCGTAATCTCTACCAGTTTCTTTGATAATATCTTCTTCATCAAGAAGTCCTCTGTCGTATAATGCGATTAATACATCACGAATGTAGTTGTCTTCTCTTAGGTTCATTTTGTTAAATCGAATTGTAGGATTAGTCTCTAAATTATTTGCATCGGCAATGTTTTTGTACTCGGTTTCTAGCCAACGAACAACTTTATCCCTTGCATTTTCCAATCTTTCGATTAACGATAGAATTGAAACCCATGCAGTTGAAAAGTTTGAGCCTTGACCATCAATGAGCACTCGGCTAACACCAAGACCAGATAGAATATCATCATTTACTTGTTTGTATTTATCTTGATTAAGAGTCTCAATACCTTCTGGCTTATGGAATGTTACATTTAATGTGTGATTCCAAAATACTGTATATGCTTTACTTGGTGTTTGAAATAGCTCTGCAATTGCAGTTAAATCATCATCACTTGCAGGGTATTCATCATTACCAACAGTTACTGTTACTAATTGGTTTAATAATCCATCAATTGTAGACATATCCATTTGTCTTAATTTTTGCTTATACATAATAGGCTCAAATACTCTTTCCAAGAAAGGTGTTGCATATCTTTCGTATGGCTGTTTCTTTCTTGTGATTCGAGTAATTAAGTCTTGGTTTAAGTCTAGGAATGTTTCGCCAGACCTAACAGCTTTTAATATGTCGTCTGGTACTGACTTGACAATTCTTGGGTCATTTTTCTTTATACCTTGAACAATGTCATCGTTAATTCTTAAACGAATAATTTGTTGGTTTGAAAGTAAGCTTCCTTGAACATAAACATTCATTGGATTTAAAATTGTGTATCCAGAAGGGAATTTATAGGATTTTGAAGATGATTTCTTACCTCTGCCTTTTGTTGTGGTTTTTACTTCGAGGTCTTTATCATTTTTGTAGATAGTTACATTTCCAGAGCGATAATATTCTAGAAATATCTGTTCTAATGTTTCGTTGATATTGATTTGCTTTCCCCACTCATCAAAGATTTTCTTTACCTCTTTGTTGTCACATTCGTTAACAAAGCCACTCGCACTAAAATCAACCATTAGGTCAATCGTTGTACCGATAATTGGCTCTTTGAAATATAGCTCAGTCGCTAAACTGATTTTTTCGTGAGGGTCAGTTGGAGTTTTTAGAGCAGTAGTATAAGGGGTATTCGTGGAGTTTAATGAAGTATTAGTAGTTTCATATCTGCTTTTAACAGAACCTTTTGCAATATTGTTTTCTAACTTAAAGTCAATATCATTATCTGTCATTGCTTTAAAATAAGTATCTAAAGAATCTGTTGCAACACTGAATGTTACTTGTTTTCTTCCGTTTCCTAAATCAACCTTACTTATAATGTTGTCGTTATTTTCCAAATCCATCACCTTCCTTACTTTTATATTTACCTTTTTATTTGGATTTTTCCGTTATCCAAGTACAGAGTTTCTTCTGAAACCCCTAGCCAGTGATTTAACTGGTGCACTTCCCCAATCCCTTTGCAATTCCCTAGCTCCTTGACAAGCTAACAAGAATGCAGAATATCTATCTTTCTTCATTCTTTGTTTTGGCGTATCAAAGTGTAGCATACCAGACTTTAATGGAGTTGGAACAATTGTCATTGTTTCTGACACCATTTCATTAATTTCTTTCATGATGTCCTCTAACTGCTCTTCGTGTGAAGGTGCTGAAACTGGAATAATAACTTTGTTTTTCTCTAAATCTGCACGCAAGTCATAGTTCATTGTGTTGATGTATTGAGCATTAAACACTTGCATTTTCAGAATCCTTTCACCATTTAAATACATTTGTTCCTCGTCATCCATGTCAATAATAGCAGGGTCTGTTCTCCAAACTCCTTGCTCTCCATCAAACCAAGCGTATTCTTCTGCAAGTAAGTCTTTGATAGTGTGACCTCCACCACCATTATCCATATGCAATCTTACTACTTTCCCACCATTTGAGTTGTACGCTCTTAATTTTGCTCTGATAAACTCATGCATCTCTGGGAATGTTTTTCTATTTAGTGAATAACACGCAACGATTTTATTAGGTGCTCCAAGTTTTAAAACAACAAGTGCAAAGTTGTCACCAGTACGAGCAGGGTCAATTCCAAATACATATTCACTACCTTTTGTTCCTTCACTCTCGATAATAACTGATTGTTTCTTTGCGCCATTAATAAGTTGTGCAGGGAAAAATCCATCACTATCTGGTGGAAATAGGCACAGATACTCCATATCATATTGAAGCTTTGTTAATGTTGACTTAGCTTCTTTGATAATCGCTTCATCCATCCATCCTTCTGGCATATCATCTACTGTGTAAATGTGTAAGCCATAAGCAGGGTCGTACTCTGGACTATCTGGGTCTGTTCTGTCACTATACGCCATGTATTTATCGTACAAATGATTAAATTGATAATAAGCAGAACTAGCCATTACCAAATGGTTCTTTCTTCCACTTGTATCAAATGGGTCTTGGCGAGTATTCATCATTGGCAGGATAGACATGTTAATAATGTCTGGTGGAATTTGTGCCACCTCATCCATTACCAGTGTATTTGCCCTCGCTCCCCTAATCTTATTTCCATCCCCTAGAGGATAAACTAAAATTTTGCTTCCATTTTCCAAATGCATTTCACAAGCATTAGGGCCTTTGGTTGGTGCTTTTGTTGTCGCTTGCCGAACCAAAGGTGATTCATCATAAAACTTGATTATCTCATCAAATGTAAACTGTGCTTGACGATATGAACTTGATGTAACTACGCACTTCTCCCTAGGCAGTAGCATAGCCTTTAAAAGACAATAAAGGGCTAGAAGAAATGTCTTTCCTCCACCCCTTGTTAGAATCAATAAATTAAACTGATGATTCCATAATCCTTTTAAAATAAGCCTTTGGTGAACTGCAAGTCGTAATGGCTTATCATTTCTGACAATAAGCATTTGACATGCGTAGTCTGGGTTTTCAAGGAAATACTCCATCATTTCCATATGTTCAGCAGAGAATACTGATGATGAGAGTTTATCTTGTCCTTGATTCTCCATCACCTATCACTCACTTTCTTCTTGATTATCTTCCTCAATAACAATTTCATTGTCATAAGATACTGCTAAATCACGCTTCTTTTTATTTTTCAAATACTCTAATTCTTCTAGTTTCTCTTGGTCTTTTTGCATTGCGACCTTATTCATTTCTCTAGAGAACTGTTGAGCCAATGTAGCGATATTGATTGTAGCAACCTTATCGTCTTGATTAAGTCTTTGTTTCCTTAATGCTCCTAGATTTTCTAATGCCTTGTTTAGTCGTTTAGTACATTCGTTCAGAGGTCTACTAATGTCAATTGAAGGGTTATTAGCTTGTCTAGCCATTAAGCGATAGTAAATAACTTCATCCATAAGAATCTGATGTAAAGTGATTTCATCGGCAGAGCTATTAATATCGTAGTCTCTTAGGTAATCTTCTCTTCGACTAAAATACAGTTCTTGCTCATCTTCATTTAAGATTTTGCGAACATAGCCACCATGCTTTACATCATCAATACTTTGCGTATTCCTGCCTGCCTGTAAATTTTTCAAAGCCCTTTTCTTCCCTTCTACTGTCTTAGGACCTGTGAGGTTTTTAGCTTTGTAAGCAAACTTTTCGTCAGATGAAAAGATAGGAGTCTTCTTCCATTCTTTCTCTGCAATCTTTTCGATTTCTTCATCCGTAAGTTTTCGCCTAACCATTTATCTCACTTCCTTATAAACAATTGTTATTTTTTATTAAAAATTATTAAATCTTAATAGTACCTTCCAGATATTGTGAATTTTATGCTTTTTTATCCTTGATTTTCCAAAACTTTTCTGATAATATTAGTTTTATCAGAAAGAGAGGTGCTTTTTATGGAAAGAATTATTGATAATTTTTTAGTCTACTTAAAAGCAGAATTAAACTACTCTGAAAACACAATTAGAAATTATCGCATTGACATCGTACAATTTTTCAATATACTTTCAGAAAACAATAGAATCGTTACCGAGGAAACACTAAAGTCATTAGACAAAGAAGACATGAGAAACTATCTAGCAACACTTATAAATATGGGGTTAGCCACTGGAAGCAGAAAAAGAAAATTAGCTTCCATCAGAACATTTTTTGGATACTTGGCAGAAGAAGGCTTTGTAAAAATCAATCCTGCTATTCAAGTTAAATCACCTAAATTAGAGAAAAGATTACCTAAAGCCATAGACAAAACTGAGCTAATAGAAGCTCTTGATAAAATTGAAAATATTCGTGACAGAGTAATATTAGAGGTAGTTTACGCTACTGGTTGCAGGGTTTCTGAATTAGTTAACATTAAAGTTGAGGACATTAACCATAACCGTAAGACTATTAATGTAATCGGAAAAGGAAACAAAGAAAGAGTTTGTCCAATTAGTCCAGTTGCTTATAATCTTATAAAGCAACACATGAAGGAAAATAATATTACGAA